ATCAAGGTCTGCTTCATTCAGTTCATTTCCGAGTTTGTCAAATATCTTCATTACTTCCACCTTCCTATTGCAAAGAGATCTAGTGACAGGTTAACAGTTGCTCCTGTGGTCTTCGGTCGGAATACACTGTATACCGGAGAATACTGAGTATCAGAATATCCACCTGCATCGCCACCTGAGTATATCGCCCAATCACATTTGGTAGTTCCGCCTTTACCTTGACTTGCGAATACTTGTGGTTTTGCCACGAAGTCAAACGGATATCTCTGGGCAGGGAATAGATAATCGTGTATATACCAACTACTCCATGTTGCGGTGAAGTCTGTATTGCAGATACCTGTATTACCCCAGCACATGGCGAGACCGCTAGCGTACTTAACGTAGTGCCAAATGCCCGAAGTACCTGACATAAAGGAGGAACTAACAGCAGACTCGATCATATGCCACGACCCCCAACTTGCATTGGCTCCACGCCTGAAATATAGCGCACCATCGACGTTATATCTATCAGTAGATTCAGATACTAATTCCCATGCGGCGTAGTCACTGCTCCATCCCTTGACATGAATGCCAGATTTCCAGTTAAGTAACCCGGGCGGAAGGTCTGTATTGTTGAAAAATGCAGTTAACGACTGTCCATAATATTGTGTAGGGATACCGCTAGTATCACGGATATCGTTAACCAGCATACGTCCAGAATGAGTAGCCCACGATGCATCGCCAGCATTTGTAGCATATCCAGCAGTAGTAGCAGAAGTCGCATTACCATACAAATTACCAGTAAAGCCACGATTATTTTTACACCCATTTACCGTATCAAACTCAACTGCACTATATCCATCGGGGATAGTAGCAGGGGTTGGCGCACAAAATGTACCGTGACCACAGATACCATAAACATAATATGAATTCTCGTAGTTTGACGCTCCCGCATTCGCATAGAAGTCGATATAAAAAATCTTACTAGACGCTCTAAGTACACGGATTTTAGTAATCAGATGACCACCAATATCGCCAGACAACTGGGTAATGTCTATATTACCAGCATAACTGACCGAAATGGCGAACTGATAAATCTCATTTCGAGGTGAATTGTATGTTCTGCCTAGTTTAAATTCGACCGCCGTTAGACCAGATGCGTCAGTCGCCGATGCCTGACTTGTAAATATACGATACCACCCAGCACCGCTCGGGTAAATTTGAGTAGGTAGCCAAGCTGGATCTATGTCTGTTTCACTCAACTTCCTAAACTGCGCCACTCCATCCGACCCATTCGGTGCGGCAAGGACAGTGTTGGCAGGCTGGTCGAATACTTCCAAATCCCACCCCAACTGTACGGTCTTCGCCTTCTCAGCCATCTTACCGATTGCCATACCGTCTTTCACACCGTTCTCGCCAACATGGATGTTCATCAAGATAGATGCGGTGCTGACTGTGGCATAATAGTAAGACGAACTGCCGAAGCTGTCTGAGACTCGCACTCTAGCTTCATAACTGGTTGCGGTGTCGACCCATATAGTTCCTCCATGCGTCCAAGACGCAAATCCTTCATAACCATCAGATACATAAATTTCTCGAGAAGTCCAGCTACCGCCCGATGGACGCGTTTCGACAGTTACGGATCGTCCGTTCGCACCGCCTAGTGAAGTGATCGTACTGACGACTTCCACCATCATATAAGAGCCTTCTTCGTCAGAAACCCCAGACGAATTTGCTCTGAACGCATTAACCATATCAGCTCTCGGCGGACTGTAATCAAGGACTGTTACAGTGGTCGAGTAAGTCTTTGACTGTCCTCGGCTATCCGTTACCGTCACAGTGATGGTGTTCGTCCCTTCTGTGGTTAAATATCCGGTGACTGCCGGAGTAGCGGTATAGGTCGCTCCATTCGCAGTGATCTTGTACGACTTGATCGTTGACCCGTAGATTCCCGATGCCGATACAGTGATCTTCAGCTTACTTCGTGACTTGATGTATCCGGTTATGCCAGACGGAATGCTTGCCGCTTCGGAAATGGTTGCCGATACGGAAGGAATCATATCCGAAGAAATCTTGACATTCAGCAAGACTGTCTTTGAGCCGATAAGCGTTGATCCGTTATAAGTTTTGCAGGTGATTGTCACCGTGCCGGATTGCGCATTCGGAAACTGTCTTGCCAGTTCCTTTGAAGGTTTCCAATCGTCATAACGATCACCGACACCAGAAGCAATCGTTCCAGACGCAGAACCTATCGAATATTCCAAAGTATGCGTGAAGCCAGTTGAAGCCCGGTTTGTGTATATCGTGACAGGACTGCCAAGCGTTACGCTGGATGCCGACAATGTGGGCTGTGATGCTCTCGCAATAGTGGTCAGATTCATCGTTCCAGATGTCTCCCACACATACGCATATTCCCACCCCTGCGCAGCGTAGAAGGACACGGGAACGGATTTCTTTGTGCCATCCGTTTCGTGGGCAATAACTGTTGTTCCGCTGGTGATCAGTCTTGCAGTGCTTTCTGTCTGCTCATACTGCAAGCTAACCCTTCCGAAATCGTTTGTATCAAGCACAGAAACATTGTTAATCTTCACCCGGAAAATGTTGTGCTGATCGTACATATACCAATTCGGAGAAGCGGTAGTGTTCCACATATACACTTCCCATTTGAGGGTTGTTGTATTGTTTTCAATACTCTGGCTTTGCTCTGTGATCACCAGCTTTGCATATATGCCATTGCTGGCGGCTGTTTTAAATGTTGCCATATTCTCACCCCCTAATTGATACAAATTGATCCATTGGATGCATAGTAAATATCAAGACCGACAATGTTTGCACGTTCGGTGATTTGCACTTCACGAATGCCCATTTTTGCATTGCTGATATAGCAAACCTCAACATTGTTCTGCGAAAATGAAATGCGGTCATTTTCAATCGTCAACACAATCTGATTGCCTTCTTCGCCAAGCACAATAGAACCATTAACGAATCGAATATACTTCTTGATTTCCGTAAATTCAGACTGCATATCACCTTCAACATTCTTCACACGCTCCTGCAGCGTCTGGAATGTCATCAAAAATACTTCCGAGTTTTGTTCAAACAATGTTGTCATTGAATTTTTGAATGTTTCAAAATCGGAAGTCTTTGTGTATTCCGAAACCGCTTCAAATACAATATCTTGGGCGGTCTGTGTTGCTTTGGTGTAGCTGTTGGTGATTTCCTGTCTGATTAGGTCTAAATCTTCGCTGAAATCATCAATATCCTCGATCTTCTTGTTAAAATCCAGTTCAAGCCTCCCCACTTCTTGAGCAAAACTGTTTTTTTCTGTGGCGTTGGTATCTATCATCGACCGCCTTTTTTCGCCAAGTGTGATATTGGTATCTCCGGGATCTAGGATATTAGGTTCCAGCTCAGTCAGTGGATACACTGCACTAAATCCGTGAGGAGAACTCTTCAGTCGCACATATCGCCCCACCATGAAGCGCGAAATATCTTCACCACCTAAATCAACCGCTTTCACAGTGATAGTCTGTGCAAGCATAATTCCCTCTGTAATGAGTCGCTCCAGCGCCTTCGTTCGCAGATTTTCTGCTACCGTCACGTCATCCCATTTTACCCGGCGAATAATGCGAGAACCGTATGTTTCTTCTGCGCTCTGGCTATAGATAATATTTCCTGCTTTGATGTATCCTGGGGATATCTCCCCATCAGGGAGAGACAAAATGGTCAGGCCGTCCGCGCCTACTGGGAAAATAGCTGTATATGTGTCCGCAGCATCAACCTCCTGCACAAGATCCAGCAAGTTTTCTCCGTATTCCACCTCCTGAATATTGACCAATGGCAGGTCCGCATAGTAGTGAAGTATCGGCGTGTCTCCACTATAATCAGCCAACAGATAGCCACCAAGTGTACGCTCCAATTTCTGTCGCACTACTTCCATAGTCGTGCTATAGTCACTGGATGCTCTACTGATATAGTTATTGGGATCTGTCACCGTTACAGTGCCAAGTGTAATCTGCTGAGCCACTCCCACTTGACTGTTGTGTTGATCCAATAACCACTCCAAGAAAAACTCCACAACATTTCCCGTTGCTGCTGCCGCATTGTAATCTGCATCGCCCGCCCAGTCATTCGGAAAATCAAACGGAGGGATTATGCTGTCATTTAGGCAAGCAAGTAACCCCTCCACTTCAATCTCCTTAGATAAATTGAATCCCCTTGTGTCTTTTCTAATTCGCCCCTTGAAGATTGATAATCCGTCCGCTTTCAGCGTCACAATGCCTTTAATTTTAGTGAGTTGACCGGCATACGGGTGGTCTGAATCAATGGTGAAAGCTACGCTTCCTGCCTCCCCAACCGCGAGATGTACGTCAGACATACGAATAGTAAATTTTTCATCTCTCGGATCATATATAGGATATTCGTCGAAAAAAATCTGGTACATTACAGCGATCCCTCCTGGTAGGTGACAGTGATGGAGCCGGTGCCTGCGTTGGCCCTAGCCGCCAGCGCGTTCTGGCCTTCCTGCAGCTCGACGCTGAGGACCCGATGGCTGCCGGCAGACAGCCCGAAGGACGAATTTCCCCACTGGATGGTGGCGTCAGTCGTCACTTCGATGGTCGGCACCACGACGCGCCTGCTGTTGGGCAGCTGCAGCGTCACGTAGTCCGCGCCCAGCTCTGCGGTGACGGTCGTCTCGTGCTGCTTGAATTTGTACGGGTGGCAGGTCGCCTCCACTGTGATCTGGTGCAGCCAGCCGTCGCTCTTGTACTTCTTCACGGCCACGCGGCCCTCGTAGTAGAAGTCCGGGTCCGTGCTCAGCGTGATGCGACAGCGCCGGCCGTTCAGGGCGTTGCTCACCTGCGCGTGCTTTTCGTCCCACTTGTCGCCAGGGTACAGCGCGAACGTCCAGGTGATTTTTCGGGACTTGTAAACGACCCGGCCAGCGGGCTGCTCGGAGAGGTCCTTCGAGCCGTCCGCGCCGGGGATGTCAATCAAATTTATCTTGGGTTCAGCGGGTGACACCTCCACGCTCTGCTGGATCAGGTGCAGGTCGGTGAAGCTGTGCACGCCTCCGAAATCTGTGCCTCTTGCCATGTTTATGCCCTCGCTTTCGCAGCCTGGAGCTGGCCGAGCTTACGGTCGAGCGGCTTCGCCAGCCCGCCCACGAGCGCGTCCTTGTCCAGATAGATGCCCATGCCTGTCAGCTCCTCGATCGCTGCGAGAATGTCAGCCAGCAGCGCCGCGATCTGGCCGCCGGAGCCGCCTCCGATCGCCTGGTCCATATCCTGCGCCACTGCGTTCACCCAGCGCTTGTTCTGGTCGAGGGGCACGACAGCCTCGGCGCCGCTGCCCTCCAGCAGTCCGACCTGGCCACGAGCCAGGACGCCGCCTTCAGCCAGGAGCGGGATCATCGGGATGTTGATGCCCTTACCACCTACGCCCGGCACCCAGTCTGGGAACTTCAGCTTGTTGATGCCCTTCAGGAAGCCGTTCAGGATGTTGATCACGGCATTCACTGGAGTTTTTACGACAGTTTTCAGCCCGTCCATGATGCCGCCGACAGCTTTCACGATGCCAGAGAAAGCTTTCGAGAAATTGCCGCTGAACACGCCGGTGACGAAGTCCAGAATGCCCTGCAGGATCGGCTTCAGCGAGTTGTTCCACAGCTGAGCGATGCCTCGGAAGCAGGCGTCCACGGCGGGCTTGATGATGTGGTTGAACACGAGCTTGAACGCCGGGGCCAGCACGTTGTTGATGAAGTTTCCGATCGCTGTGAGCGCGGGCTTCAGGTTATTCTCCCAAATGTTCTTGATATCTTGGAAGGCTCCGCGCACGAACTCCTTGATCGCGGGCATTTTTTCCTGGAAGTAGCCGGCCACGAGCTGAACGGCCTGCTTGATGAAGCTCCAAACAGGCTGGCCGACCGTGGTCCAGATCGTGCGCAGCACGTTCATCGTGGACGTGAACAGCGTTTGCATTTTGGTCATCAGGCCCTGGAAGCTGAAGCCAGACTCCGACAGCTTCCCGGTCAGTGAGCTGATGATCCCACCGAACCAGCTCACGATAGCGCCGAGGGCGTTGAACACAGTCGAGCAGATCGCCTGTATAGTGGGCATATGAGCGAGGAACCAGTCCAGCAGGCTCTGTATAATTGGCATAAACTCGATGCCGATCTTGCTCATGATTGCGCTGAAGCTCTGCTTCGCGTCGTCGAGGGTGTCGCCCAGCACCACGCCGGCGGTGACCGCTTCATCGGACACGACCAGACCAAGCTCGTGCGCCCGATCGGTGAGCGCCTTCATGCCTTCCGCGCCGCCGTTCAGCATGGGCATCATTTCCACGCCGGCCTTGCCGAACAGCTCCGTGGCTAGCCTCGCCTTCTCGGTGCCGTTCTCCATGTTCGCGAGGGCATACATGGCCTCGTTCATCATGGTCTCCTGGTCTTTCAGCTTTCCGTTCGCGTCATAGATCGACACGCCGAGCTTCTCGAAGCTCTCCTGCGCTGATTTTGTGCCTTTGGAAGCCCCGTCCATCTTGGACACCAGGGTTTTCATGCCGACCTCTAGCTTACTAATATCCATTCCGTTCTGGCCGAGGACGTAGCCCCACTCCTGATAGGCCTGCTTCGAGATGCCTATCTTGGCGGACCCTTTGTCGATCTCGTCCATCGCTCCCGCGGCGTTCATCGCCACGCCATAGAGCGCCGTGCCCGCAGCAGCTGCCGCAGATCCGAGACCCAGGGCCACCTTCCCGGCCGCCTTGGCGCCGGTCGCGAGCTTGCTGCCGAGGGTGCTGGCCGTCTTCTCGCCCTGCTTGTCTGTATTTTTCAGGGACTTCTCGGCCTGATCCGTGTCCACGAACACGGAGCCGATCAATCGGAAGATTTCAAGCGCCATTTTCCGCTCCTCCTTCCTGTAGTTGCTTTTCGAGCTCATCCAGCTCTTGCATGATCTCCGCAGTGCTGCGTCGGTCGATGTTCGCGCCGGTCACTCGTGCCTTATAATCTGCAAAACTAACATATTGACCTGAGTAGGCCATCACGGACAGCTGCGCCGTCCATTGTTGGAAAAGCCGCTCGTCGCGCTCCTTCTCCATCGCCTTGACGATCAGCGCCAGGCCGGTGGTCACGTCAGTCTGCAGAACGTAGTCGATATTATGGTATCTGTGCAGCAGCAGGTCGAGAAGCTCTACTTCATCAGCCTGGCCGCATATTTGAAAAAAGTCAGCAGGTTGTTCTCCTCAGCGAGCTGCTTCAGCTTGCTGATCAGCTCGTCAACGGGCAGGTGCGCCACTTCTTCCGGGGTCATCTCGAACGGACGCGCCAGGAACGTGCACAGCTCCGTCTCTCCGGTTGTTTCTGTGGCCACGTCAAATAGCTCCCAGACGAGATCGAAGCCACGGTCCCAGATATCCTCTGCAGTGTTCGCTTCTTTGGCGACCTCCTGAAATTTTTCCTTAACGCCGAGCTTCTTCAGGCAGCGGCAGAGGGCGAACACGTCGCCAGTCTCTAATTTTCGCATGGATTATATCCTCCAGATTCAAAAATAAGGGCGGCACCAGGCCGCCCTTCTCTTACGCCGTCACTTCTTTCATGCAGGAGTACAGGCTGGACACCTTGGTCAGCCACTGCAGCGCGACGAGCTTCATCTTCGGGCGGCCGGTGTCTTTCAGGACACGACCAGCCACAGATCCGGGATCGCCGTCTGCGCTAATATCTCTGTACTCGCGCTCTACCACAAACGAGCCGCCGCCGCGGGTCAGTCCCACGAGCTGCGCGTCCGCGCTCGTCTTTCCGATGTAGAACTTGCCCACGCCGAGGATGATCTCAGTGTTTCCTGCCTCGATCCCGTCGAGACCGGTCAGCTTCCAGGGCTCGGTCAGGTCATCGGCTGCGAGCTTCTCGTCATCATAGAGGCCCTCGAACTCCACCTCCGCGGTGGTCTCGTTCTTCTCCTCGAATTTCCAATCCGGGTTGGAGCGGCAGATCGCCTTCTCCAGCTCGATCTGGAACGGCTTGCCGCCCTTGGTCTTGCCTACCCACTTAAGATAGCGGATATCTTCGTCAGTAACCTGAGCAGCTCCGGTGTAAATCTTAGCCATGGTTTATACCTCCGTTTCATAGAGCTGCACCAGGTGGCGCAGCTGGATGTGTGTCAGTGTCTTGTCCGGGTCGTCCAGCGTGTAGCGGTTCTCCCGGAAAAAAGTCGGATAAATCGGGGGGCTGGGCAGCGTCGCGTCGTTGAAGATCTGCTCGATCTCGTCGGCGATCTTCTCCACCGCTTTCAGGTCCGCCACTCGGCCCCAAATATCCACCTCCAGCTCGAAGTCGTCGCGGGCGCTGTCCGGGAAGGCCACGCTGCTCAGCGTGTAAACCTTGTATGGCATCTGCGCGTCCTTCGGTGCGGTCCGGTGATACGTCCCGCCTGCCGTGGTGTTTAGCTTTTCTGTGATCAGCTTCCGCAGGGCTGCGGTCTTGCTCATCCGTCCTCACCTCCTCCGCTGTATTCCTCCTCGCTGATAAGGCTCAGCGCCTTCGCCTCGTCCTCCAGGGCGCTCAGGTACTGGCTCTCGATCTCGATGATCTTGGCAATGTTCCCGTTCGCACTGTTCCGAAGAATCTGGCGCTTCGGTTGTTTGCTTGTGCCCAGCTCCTGATGCTCTCCGTACCAGGTGCCGTGTGTCACTCCGACCTCCAGATGCGGCAGGCCGGCCTTCGCCCAGGGCACGTTGTAGAGGAACGTCGACGTGCGGCCGCGGACGCGTCGGCTCTTTTTCAAGCCGGGCAGCTTCATCGCCTCGCTGTTCGCGGTTCTGGCGAGGAACTTCCCCACGTCTCGCATGGCTGCGCGTGTCAGCTCCACTATAGTGTAGGCGGCGCGGTCCACAGAGCTCGTGTATGTCACGCCGTCCTTCTTAAAGCGCACGACAGACTTCGGCACGCTCATGAGGCATTCACCTCCCGGTAGCAGATGAGCTCCAGCTCCTGCCCGGTGCGGAAGATTCGCAGCACGCGGTAGCGCGTGCCGTTGTGCTCCGCGATCGGCTCGCCCTGATAGTCCAAATGGTCCGCCAGGACGAACTTCAGCTCCGGCTGGAAGCCGACAGCCTGGGCCTGGTAGAACTCCTTCTGGCCTACGCTGCGAAGGCTGCAGTACACCTCCCGGCGCTCCTCAGTGACCACCGGGTCGCCGTACTCGTCCACCGTCTGGGTGGGTAGGATCAGGGTCAGGATCTCATTCATCGCTGCCGTCTCCCTCCTGCCAGCCGTAGCCCTCCGCCATCATCAGGCACGCCTTCAGCGCGTCATAGTTCACGCGGAAGTGTTCCGCCTTGCCGGTGTCGTCGGTCAGCTCTGCCTTGCAGTACAGCTTGATCGCGCTGTAGATCAGCGCGTCCGTCTCGTCGTCTGCCTTGATGCCGCAGACCGTCAGGTCGGCCTTGCAGGCGTCGATGCAGCCGGCCACGTCGCTGTCCAGCTTGGAGTGACTGATCCGCACGCTGGTTTTGATCTTAGCAATAGTGCTCTGCTCCGCCATGTGGTCCTCCTAATAAACAGGCGGGGCTGTTAGGCCCCGCCAGGTGGTCAGTCTCAGCCTGCTGCTGCCTCTGCTACGAGTGCGAAGGCCTTGTCGTCGGTCAGGACACCCTGCTGGCAGGTGTAGCCGGAGATGGTCAGCTTGTGGTTGTCGATATCCTTATCGGACTCGATAATCACGCCGGACACGATGTTCTGCACGTACTTCTTCGGATCACCGATCAGCAGCTCAGTGTCGCCCACAGCGTCCTCGAACTTGATGGTGCCGCCCAGGATTCTGCCTGCTGCTGCCTCAGTGATAGGCTGCTGGAAGATCGGGCGCTTGTTGCTATCAACCATGCCCACCAGCTTCTCGTATACGCCCTTGCGGGTTCCGTATACTACGACAGCGCCGACACGCTTCAGCGCGCCGAAGCCTGCGCACAGGTTCGCGTAGTTCACACCGGTCTGCACCTTGTTCGCTGCGTTCATCTGGGCCTTGATGTTGGCCACGATATCCGCTGCCAGCTTCGCACCGATACGCTCGGAGATCTGGGTGATCAGGTAGTCCTCAAATGCGTCGATCGCCATGAGCGCCATCTTGTAGGACAGCTTCACATTTGCGGTGTAGTCATCACCGGACAGATCCACGCTGCTGAACTCGATCTCCAGCTCGCTCGCTGCCGCGCCCTCCGCGGTCTTGCCTGCGTCCGCCTTGATGCTCTTAGCCACGGGAATGCTGATAGAGGTGCCGGAGTTCATCGGGTAAACGTCCGCCACGATGGGGTGCGCCTCGCCGATCAGGTCGATAATGCGGTTCTGCATCACGGTCGGCAGGGGCTTGCTGGTGTTGGTGGTCAGGAAGGTGAAGGCACGCTTCTCGACGTCGCTCATCTCCTCGCCGCGAAGGTAGCGCAGGTATGCGCTTCTGTACTCGGGGGATTCAAGAGTAAAAGTTCTGTTCTGGTCCATGTTGTTTTCCTCCTCATGGTTCTCAATAGTCTGGCCGGTAACAAGTCCGGCTGCGATGTTATCCCGCAGCTGCTGGCGGGTCTGTGCCTCGTTCTGGATCTGCTTGCGCTCAGCGGTCAGCTGCTCCACTTCCTGCTCCAGTGCGGTCAGCTGTTCGCCGGTTGCAGTTTCAAGCTCGGTCTGGATAGCAGCGAGGCGGGTGTTGATCTCGTCAATTCTCATTGTCGACTCCTCCTAAAATTATTTTGAGACGCAGTTTGCGGCGTCTTTCGTCAAGCGCTGCCTCACTCCGGGCTGCTAGGTCGATCACTCCGTCGGCCCAGCTGCGCGCGTTGATTTCTGTGTTCTGGTTGGCCGGGATAGACACGGCCGACACGTCGAAGATTTTCTTGACCTTCGTGTGGACGATGGTCCGTCTGTCCACGTCGTAGTGGTATTCGCCAATGATGAAGCCCCAGCTCATCTTGGTGATCATGCCGGTGCTGATCTCCTCGTACAGCCTCCGGGCTGCCTCGGTTCTGCCCAGGTCGGCAGCAGTGAACAGGCCATTGTCGTCCACCTCCACGATCAGGGAGCCGTTGCTCTGGCGAGCCATGACTGTGCCCTCGTGGTTCAGCTGGAAGATCACGTCGCTCATGTCACAGCCGTCGAAGCAGCCGGGCTCGAAGCGCTCATATATGGGCTCGCCGTCCATCTCAAAAAGCACATACGGCTCGAAGCGGGCAGCGTAGCCCTCCACGTAGTAGTTCGAGTCGATGCGCTTGGCGGAAGTCTCAGCTGCGGGCAGGATCACCTGCAGCGTGCGGATCTGCCGCTCATTCTTCAGTTTGGTCTTGCTGGTCGGGGTCATCTTTGGCCACCTCCTCATTCTCGTCGGGCTCGCCTTCAGGCGGCGCAGGTGTATTGTTTGCGGCCAGCTGCGCCTGCGCAGCCTGCAGCTCGCTCTGGAGCTTGGCCACCTGGTCCAGCTGGGTGATCTCGATGTATTCCTTGCGGATGTAGCGCTTGTCGCCGTCCGGGACGTGCGGCAGCTGCCAAATATCCATGACGTCGTTCGTGCTCAGGATGCCGCGGTCGAACATTTGCGAGCTCACCTGCAGCTTGTCCTGGTTCGTCATGTACTGCAGCCGGTTCGCGCTCCACACGATCGCGTTCCCGCGGTTGCGCTCCGCCTCCGTGTAGGTCATGCAGGTCATCGCCTGGGACAGCTGCAGCGCGAAGGGCTCGATCTTGCCCTCGTAGTAGGCGCCCCAGTCATCGCCGGAGGCCTTGTTCTGCAGGATCGTCTCGTTCGTTCCGAAGTAATTGTACGCGCGCTCTTGGATCAGCTTCATCTGTTCAGGGTCGACGACCTTGGCCGCGCTCTGGATCTGCTGCACGTTGGCGTAGGTGTTCGGGAAAAGGGCCAGGCCGCCAGAGTCGGCGCCCAGGTTCTCATCTGTCCACCGTTTGCGCTCTTTGGCCAGGTCGGCCGATTTGGCGAAGTTGTTCACGGTCGCCATGAACCGGAAGCTGGCGCTGTTTTTGATGCCTTCCATGATGCCCTGGTTCTGCATATTCAGCAGCTGCATCGTGGGGTGCAGGGCCTTGTTGTCCTCGCCGAACAGGTCGCTGTTGTAGAGGTATTTGCTCACGAGGCCGCAGCGGCTCAGCTCGATCGCTGCCCAGTCGCCGCTCTTGAAGCGATAGCGCAGGAATGGCTCGC